GGTATTCCGCAGAGATGAACGTGCGGAACCTGCTGGCGGCGGCGGGTGCGCAGACATGGGATCTCGTCCAGTATATTGACGCGCAGAAACGCAGCCGGTGGATCGTCGGGAGGGTGGGGCCATGAGTACTGAGATGTTGTTGCGCATCACGTGCGACTTCTGCGACACACAGATTCTGTTGCCCGTGCGTGAGGCGGTGGATGGTGCCGAACTACTGCAGCAGGTCCGCCAGCACTCATGGACCGAACGAGCGGACGGTCACAGCCTGCAGCATCTGTGCCCGTGTTGCGTCGAGCTGCTGGAGGACTCAGGGCCGGCGGAGGAGGCGTGGTGAGATACACAGAGCATGACTGTCAGGACTCGTGGTTTGACGTTGACAATGCAGCCACACACGCGACTGAGTTCAGGCAGTTTCGGGAGCGATACCCGCGATTGATACAGAGCACACCAGAGCAGACTGCGAAGGCCGATGCACTGGTTGCCAGTTGGAGAGCAGAGACAGATAGGACGCTGCAGCGCATCGAAGATCAGCAGCGGCACAATCGAGAACGTGAGGCGGTCAGTATGGTGCTGACTGCGGACGTGGTGAAGGCGTTTTTGGAGGCGATGAAATGACAAAGAACGGGGTCATTACACAAGAGGCAGCACGAGCTGCAGGACAGGCCATTAAGCACGTCTCACAGGGCCTGCAGGGACTGGCAGAACGCGAGGCGATGGAAGGCGCAATGGCGGTGACATTTGAGCGGGTTGCACTGCTGCAGGAGGTGAGTCGGATTCTGGATCAGCCAGAAGTCGAAGGCATGATACTGTTCGCGGCAAAGGCCGGAGAGTTTGAGTATGTAGACACACTCAACGATGCACAGATCCTGGCGGGTGCAAAGCGGGCCATCTGCAAAGGCTACCTGCTGAGCGCGAAGGAAGGTGCACACTTTTCCCTGTTTAAGTCTGGCGGGAAATGCACGGTCATGCCGAAGGAGGCGGGCTATCGCTACCAGTTGGCACAGGCTGGTTGCACGGACATTCGCGTCACAGCGGTGACTTGTGGCACACGCCAGAGTCCGAACGCACCCGGCAAGCAGGAGCTGCTGGTGTACGGTGAGGCCAGTTGTGTCTTCAGCGGGAAGCCGGTCGTGGTGAAGCGAGCGAAGGATATGCCGTATGGGCTGCCATGCCACGAGGCCGGAGGACCAGACAGCTACGAAGCCAAGGGCCGGCGGCGGCTGCTGAAAGACCTGTGGGCAGCGGTGTCTGGAGAGTTTGCGGCTGATCTGGATGACGTGGTTGAGCCACCGCAACCGGTCGTTATCGACAGCACAGCCACACGGCTGCCGGACAACAACATCAGCCCACAGGCCCTCTATGACGGCACACGCAGCGAGCTGGTTGCGTATGCGACGGGCATTCAGGACGACGGGATGCGAATCGCATTCCAGAGCATTCTCGACTGCATTGCAGAGGCCGAAGACGTGGCAGCACTGCGGGCACGATGGCAGCCGGAAATTGTGCCGGTACTGCAGCAGTTGCAGGTTTCCGGGAAGATTCGCAAGTCGGTCGAAAAACTGTGTCAGCAGCGGGCGGCCGTACTGGAGGCAACATGAACATCAAAACATGCAGCCTGCGAATCGTGGTGAATCCACAGGGGCAGCCAACACTGCAATTCAGAGCACGGCGATTGATCGCCGGGGAGTCTGGCCTGATTGACGCCGGTTGGTATGAGTGGGAATCGGTCCCGGTGATTGATGATGTCGAGGTCCGCGCAACAGGGGGGCGGCACACGTGCAGACAGATTTACAGCGGTGCGAGTGGCTGCGGCAGCACGGCTGGCGAGTCGAGGGAGAGGCCGTCATTGACAGGCAGCGAGTCCGATGGATCGAGCACGACAGGGGCAACCGAAGTGCTTGGCTGCGGATTGTGGACGGTGTGATCCTGTGGCACGGTGCCGAAGATCAGGAGTGGACAGATTTTGTTTCGGAACAAACCAAACCAGCGAAGCCTAGCCAGAAACTGCGAACACTATTTGAATTTGGAGACGATCATGAGTAGCGAAACGACAACAGGCCCGACTGTAATGGCGGGAGATGTTATCACGCGGCCGGGGCTGTATGAGAGCCGAGGTGGCGATATCATGCCAATCATTGGCTGGGGCGATGGCTGGTGGGTCTCAGAGTTGAACGGGACACGCGACTGGTACGGTAGCGATGGCCGTCAGCGATTTCGGGGTGCGCTCGACACCGGGCGGTGGGATCTGCTGCACTGGGTCAGGCCGCTGCCGGCGAGTGAGCCGGAGCCGGAAACGACAACGGAGCAACTGGCGGAGATTGAGGGACAGGCCGACACAGTTCAGGTCCGCGAGGGCCGCTGGCGGACTCGAAACGGCGAGATCCGGAACGTGACACCGACGCCGGAAGGCGACGAACGGAAGGAGCGGTGGCCGTGGTTTAATGCTCAATATCGGGAGACGTGGACGTCAAACGGTCGCTATCACTTTGGTGGAGACAGCCCGCTGGATCTCGTGGGGTATCTCGGGCCGATCGAGCCACAGCCGGAGTCGCAGCCAGAGTCAGACACCGAGCCACAGCAGGTCAACGATTGGCCGAGCGTGCGAGACCTGCGCCGCGAGTTAAAAGCCGTACAGGACAAAAACGCTAAGCTGCAGACACAGGCCGACGAACTACGCAGCGAGGTTTCCTACGTGCAGAATCTGCTGGGCACCGAGAAGCGGCGGGTAGGCGAGCTGGAAGAACTGGTCACGAGCCTGCAGAGAGAGCTGGCAGTATCCAAGGAACAATTGACAATTGCGGCAGCCGTTTCCCAGCAACTGCAGATCGAGCTGGACGCCGCGCAGCAGGTGCCCGCAGACTTGCCAGACCTGCAGCAGTTGCGATTGCGTCTCGCTGACATGACACTCGACAGGGATCAGTACAAGGACGCTTGGAACCAAATCTTTACGGACCAGACAACCATCAGAGAGACCACAGCAGCGGAGACCGTGGAGGCCATTATTGAATGGCTGCAGCATTTCCGGGGCTGTAACAGCCCGTCACTGGCACTGCTATTACTGGAGGCACTGCCCCACATTATGCGTAGTCTCACGGGGCTGAACCCCGAAGAGATTGAATAACCCGGCGGGGCGCGGTACAATGACGCGACCGGATGTTGTAGAGAAACACTCGGTTGACCAAACAAGCTTCCCGGAGCAGCCCTATCTGCTCTGGCTTCACCCGCAGGCGGCGTGTCTCTACCACGCTACCTGCGGGTTTTTTCGTGCACTGTTGGAGGGCGGTAAGCGATGGAAAGGACCGTGTTGTGGATTATCCAAAGTCGAGCCGAGGAAAGTTCTTCGCTCACAAGTTCGTCCGGCTGATGATGAAGTCCTGCGCTGCGCAGGACATGGGCCAGAATGCCGTTTTGTTGTGTGTTTTCATCGCTCACACGGAAGACGCGATGCACTACAGCGGGGCGTGCAGGTTCTGGAATGAGCAGCTACTGAGCGTGATGGGCTTCCGGTCAGCGAAGCAACTGGACAACGCCAGAGACAAGGCGGTTGCAGCCGGATGGCTGGTGTATGACAGGCCCGGAAATCGGGCTGTTGGGCGGTACTGGGTCACAGTCCCGGAACAGTTTGCCGATCTGTCTGACAGCCCGATGGGCGAGAATGGACCAGCAACGACCGGGAATCATTCCCCTATTCATTCCGGTATTCATTCCCCTATTCATTCCGAATTTGACCCAAATACGGCACGAATCGGGCACGAATTGCGGAATGAATCAGGCACGAATCAGGGAGCATCTTCTGTCCCTGTCCCTGATCCTGTTCCGAGTCCTGTCCCTCCGGGCGCGGACCCGGAACGGCCAACGGGCAAAATCGGCGGAGGACATGACGACATCATCATCCCGGAAAGCCTGAACGATCCTGAGTGCAGGCACGTCGCGAAGACGTGGTTTCAGTATCTCAGAGAAAAGCACTTGGACGAACGCAGCCCGGAAAACAGCGCGACGCAACTGCAGGAGTGGTGGCGGCAGATGGCGCGGAAGGGCCGGGATAAATTTCTGCGGGATGTCAGGGGCAGCATCTCGCATGGCTGGAAGACGATCCGAGACGTGGACGACGCAGGCACCAGCAGGGGCGGACAGGTGCGCAGCGCACAACCAGACACCGACCCGGACTTCCTGCGGGCCGTGCAGGTGTGCAAGGAATTCCCGAGCGGGAGCGACTTCGACCGGGAGAAGCGGGAAACCACGCTGGGGCCGGAGCTGATCCGGATCGTCCGCAAAATGACATCTGCCAGACTGGCTGAGGCCGACAAATTCACGCAGAAACAACTGGCAGCAGAATGGGGCATCGTGAGGGAGGGCATGAAATGATAGCGAACAGAGACACCATCGAAACGGGGCTGCTGTGCGCTGCTCTGTGCGGTCCTGAGTTTGTGGCTGAGATACAATCACGGACACAGGCCAGACCGATCAGAGACCCGGACAAGGCGGGATATTGGCAGATCCTGCAGCGAAGGGCGGAGCACTTTGAGCCGTTTGACCTGGACACCATCATCGACGAGTGCGAGAAGCGGCGACTGAATCTGCAGGTGCTGGTGGGACTTGAGGCGGCGAGATTCGAGACCGCGCACATCCCGTACTACTGCGAGCAACTGCAGCGGCTGAACGAAATTGACGATGTCAGGGCACTGGGGAATACCCTGGGCAAGGATCATGCCCCCGACATTGACGAGTACATCACGAAGCTGGATGAATTGCGGAATCGGCAGCAAGCCGAACTGGTCACGCAGGCAGACGCAATCGCGAGGGCAAACCACGAGAGGCAGAATCCCACGGCGGTGCATCCGACCGGACTGAGGCCGCTGGATGAGCTGCTGGGGGGCGGATTGCGGGCCGGCCAATTGATTGTCGTGGGTGGCCGACCGGGCAGCGGGAAATCGGTCCTGATGCTGCAGATGTTGCTGGGCAGTGTATCCGCAGCGCAGGCCGGTCTGGTGGTCAGTCTGGAAATGCTCGCTCATGAGCTTGTGGAACGTCTCAGGACGCGATACAGCGAACAGCAGCTATCTGCCCTGAATCTCAGATACATCGACAGCACAAGCAATTTGGGGGCCATCGTGGCACTGGTGAACGTCACAGCCCGGAGAATGAAGTTGTGTGGCGTGGCGATTGATTACCTGCAACTGTTGGAGGTGCCGGGCAACAACCGGGAAGGCCGTGAGCGGGAAATCGCCAAGGCGAGTCGGCAGATGAAGCGGCTGGCACTGGATCTGCAATTGCCCGTGATTGTTGGGAGCCAGCTGAACCGGAACGCGGAGAAGTCGGGTAAACCGGGGCTGCATGACCTGCGGGAGTCGGGTGCGATTGAGCAGGACGCGGACATCGTGATTCTGCTGCACAAGGACGCGGACAGCGGCAAGACATCGGTGGAAGTCGCGAAACATCGCAGGGGCAAAACCGGGCGGCTGGACCTGCAGCTGGACGGGGCAAAATATCAGTTCATTCAGGACGACAGATTTCAGGAGTATGACGCATGGCGGAATTGAGTGCGGCGGACAGGGCGTTACTGCAACAGGCACAGGAACAAGCGAGGGCACGAATGAGCGGACGAACGATCGACGAGACCGGGCGGGACATCAGCGAGCCACAGGGGCAGCCAGAACTGATCCTGACCGGGTGGTATTGGACGGGGAAGGTCTGTGTGTGGGTTGTGGGCACCACGCATCAGGGCCAGTGGGTGCACTGCGAGACAAGCAAGGGAATGCGGTGGGTAGTGATGCGACGGACAAGCGACTGGCAGCGAGTGCATGAGCAGGTGAAGAAGTCAGGGCAAGGGTTCGGCTGGAGGCCGGACCGAAGTGATTGACAATCTCAGATCCCGCGCCCACAATGACACGCAACGGAGGACGGCAGGACGCCAACACATTACAGGGCCAGGACGGCCGCGCGGCTGCCGTGCCACCTCCGGGCGCACCATACGGCAGCCGCGATTCTTATTCCTGTGGTGGGATTACGGAGGGCGTTATGGGTAAGGCGGTGCAGAAGTTCCAGGCATTGGTGGCGGCTGATTGCGGTGGATTGACCGGGACGAACGAGGACGGCAAGACCGTCTCATTCGACCCGATTGCGTTCGGGACCATCTTCCAGCTCGTGTGGCCGGCGTTGCAGGCGTGGCTGCAGCGATGCCGCGAGCGACGGCAGCAGCAGGACCAGACACCTCAGCAGCATGTGGCGGCAATCGTCGCAAATCCCGCAGAGCGGTCGAAGGTAATTCAGGGAATGCAAACACGCATTCTGAAAGTCTGCGAGGACGGCAGGAAGGCTGAGCGCAAGCGGGCACGCCAGACAGGCATGCCGGCGGACATCGGGCGGTTCTCGATGGACTTTGATTCGGCGTGGAGAATGGCCGACAAGACTCTGACAAAAGCAGCTACAATGCCAGCCAAGGACGCGGCTGCATTGTGTGCTGAGTGCGGTGTGACATGAGGGCTATCCTGCTGCTGCTGACAATGCTGCAGGATGGCACGATTGAATTCCCCGAGCCTCCTGCACCTTCGCCGGTCATTCATGACACGCAGCCACAGCCGAGCGTGGACACGTTCGCCACTGACCAGCTATACCTGATTCAATCGGACATTGCTCTCGTGATTCTGGCGAGTCCTGCAGGCGTGTTGCAGGTCACACCCACGAAACAGGGAGCGGTCATTTTCAGCCGGTTTGCCGGCGGCAAGGGGCTGGAGGAACGCGCCGTCAGCCGGGCGCATGGGTACGTTGTGCGCGGTCTGGCTGCGGGGACTGCGGAGCTGTTGATTCTTCCAGCCGGGTCTGCGGATCTGACGGACCTGAGACGCCGAATTCTGAACGTCACGGCAGCCGAGACAACACCACCAGACGGCAGGCCACAGCCTCCAGCGGATGACGTGGCAGCGGCGTTCCGAGCCTACGAAAAATCATGGCGAGCCGCGCAGGGCGAATTGGCAGACCGGTTGGAGTCGGGAGAAATCACGAGCGAAAAGGCGGCTGCTGATTGGTTTTCCGTGGCCGGACAGGAGGCGAGGAAACAGGCGTTTCTTCCGCTGCTGCGGGCTGAGTCTGTCGTCTTCGGCGGCGAGGGTTGGACGGCGGAAAAACACGCACGCTATGTCAGGAGGTACGCAGATGGTGGCAATCGCAAATCTGCACAGGCCCAGTGATGCAGAGCGTGAGGCGGTCAGTCGTCTCGTGGACATTGTGCCGAGGGCTGGGGATTTCCCCGGTTATTTGGACGTGCTCAGAGATCCCGCCAACAGTCCGTTGACGCGGATGCAGATTGAAAGGCAGCAGCGCAACGACTGCCAGGGCAATGCGACCGCAAACGGGGAAGAGGTCCGGTCGTGGTATTGCAGCGGTCGGCAGCGCATGCCGGTGCTGTCCGAGATGTACGCGTATAACGCGAGCGAATACGTGATGCAGCCGAGCAACGTGGGCGGCGACCGTGGCACGTCGATACACTCGGGTGTTAGAGTGCTGTGCGAGGGAATTCCCGGTCTGCAGGTCGATCCGGGATTACCCACTGAGTCTGTCTGGCCGTATCAGCAGTATTGCCGGAGGGCGTCTGAGTTTGTGCGATGTTGCCAAGGGCTGACGGTGGAAAGCCCACACGTCACCGAGGTCAAAGACCTGCCCCCGTGGGATGATATGCTGGCCGCACTGGCTGCAGGTTCAACCGGGCACATTGGCACCTTCTGGGGCGTGAGCTGGCGGACGGTACCGGGTGCACCGAGGCGAGTCATGGATCAGGCACCGCGAAATGGCGGCGGACATGCCACAGAGATCATTTGGGCCGTCGAAGTCGGCACTGATTGGTATCTGGCCGTCTGGAATTCTCACGGCGATGGTTACTATCTGATGTCGCGGCGGTGCTACGAACAACTGTGCAAGAATAGCTGGGAGCCGTTTGGGGGCTACCTTTTGACACCTGACAAGATGGTGGAACGGTACGACAGAATCACGCAGGGCGGAGGGTATTTCGCATGATTAGGACATGGTCAGTGCTTGCGGTGGCGGGACTGTTTGCGGTGGTATCGGCGGTGCCACTGGCGGCAATGATGCACGCCGACGAACCGACTCCCGCAGCCGTGGCTGATCTGGCCACACTCTCGAAGCGGGTCTTTGATCTTGAGCAGCGGGTGCGGGATCTTGAGTCCGGACGGCCAGCACAGCCACCGGTGGCATCCGCACCCGCTGCCGAGGATCTGCCCATTCTGGAAATCCACAGCGAAACGTGGTGTGGTCCCTGCCAAGTGCTGAAAGCCGATCTGCGGGCACTGGGGGAAGCTGGCGTGGCGGTCCGATGGGTGCGGTTTTCTGACAGGGTTCCGGCCATGCGATGGACAAACGCGGACGGCAAACAGGTGGTCCAGACAGGCTACACGCGAGGCACCATTGCGGCTGTGCTCGACAGGGTAAAGGCAGCGCATGTTGCACGACGGGGAAAAAATCTGTAGGATTCTGGGAAGATTCCCGAAACGGACACAGGCCGGAAAATGCGATGGCAGATGAGCGACAGTCTGACGATGACGCTGAGGACGACCGCGAGGTTGTTCATTTCACCATGCCCGGGCTGTCAATCCGCATTACGGAACGTACTCTTGAGACGGTTGGCAAATACACCGGCAAATCGTGGATGGCGGTTGTTTTCGCCATTGCCATCGCGATCATCATCTATGCAATCAACGGTTTTGTGAGAGGTAGTGTGTGATGGATTTCACTCAAGAATTCTGGCACACGGCAACGGTCGCTTGGGCCTGCGGGATTATCAGCGTTTTGTGTGCCGTGGAGGCATGGCGACAGCGGGCGTTTCGTTGGCAGTTGGCTGGCGGAGTACTGGCAGGTCTGACGGGTGTGTTGTGTCCCGCGACGCTGACTCGCGGGTATTACGAAATGGTGGTTGTAAATCAGGAGCTTGCGGCTGTGGTGGCCGCAAAAAAGGCGGAGGGTGTTGATGATGGGCACGTTGTACGGTTGGTTGCGTCAGACGTGGTCGAGTCTCGTGGCGGGCGCAGATATGAGCGAGCCGACTACAGCGACGGAACCAGAGCCAGTTGGTTGCGAGATATTTACGGACGCACTGGACCAGTTGACGGACGAGCTGGACAGGCTTTGCGAGAGAATAGACTTCAATCTGGACCGTTTGTGGGAGTGCCGAAAAGACAAGGCACTGGCGGAATCAGTTGGCACTGAGGACGGCAGGCTGCAGCGGCACAACGTCACGCAACAGAGCCTCGACGGGGCAAAACTGCTGCTGAAGACGGCGGCGAATCGGGTGCGGCAGGTGGTGGATGAAATCGAGATTGTGACACAGCGGGAACAACAATGACAGACGCAGAACTATACACGCTGATTCAGAATGATACGCAAGCGGCAGCGGCGTATGCCGAGGGCAACGATGAGGGGTGCGCGGTGCGCTGTTCCGCAATTGCGCCACCAATTCGGCAGCCGGTAGCAGCGGAGCGTGTTCAGGCTGCAGCAATCGCTTCGGGGTTGTGGGCGATTGTCAAAATCGCTGCTCAAAACGTGGGGCTGCCGAACCCTCCCCGAGGGGCTGCAATGTCGTTTGTTGATTGGATTGAGGCAGGGCGTCCGATCGACATGGACGGCGGCACTGTGCAGGGCGTAGGAGCTGTGCTGCTGTCGTACAATCTGGCAACGCAGGAACAACTGGACGCGCTGCAGGTGCTGGCAGACAATCCGCAGCCGATCACACAGCAGCAGGTGGGTGCGGCGAGAGAATGGCACAGAGTGACAGGAGGACTGAGCAATGGCACTACCTGACTACATTCAAGTTACGCAGGGGACGGCGATCATCTGGGGTGAGTCCGGAGCGACAGGGCCGACTGTTACCCACAAACTGAGCGTGGACGCATTGGCCAACGGGGCAGCCCGGCAGGGTGACTATGCAGACCTCGGAGCGAATTGGGATGACGAATACAACGTCTACCTGTTCGTTGAAACAGGCACCGCACCGACAGCCGGAAACACGGTCGAGGCGTATCTGGTATCAACGTGGGACACGTCGTATTGGCCGGCTAAAGTAACGGGAAGTGATGCAGCCTACACGCTGGGTACTCTCGACGCTAACCTCAAGCAGGTTGGGCCGCCGGTTGTTAGCTTAGTGGCAACAGCGGACGCCAATACAGTGCTCGGGCAAGTGCCGTCGATCTGGCGTCCCCGTGGGCGTTATGTGGCACCCATCATCGACAATAACCTCGGGCAGGCATTCCGAGACGAGACCACAGCAACAGACAACGGCACACGGCTGATTCTGGTTCCCCGAAGGACCGTAATTAATGACTAATCCGTCATGGGGCGACTTCGGGACACACGACGAATCAGCCTATCCCGAGCTGTGGGACGGGGTAGTCGGTGCGTGGGCACCGTGTCTTGGTCCGACTGGCAATATTCTTATAGACCATGGCCTTCCCCGCAATCATGGTAACGGGTCTGGGTTAACTTTAGCATCCGCGTGGAGTGCGGATGCTATAACATACAGCGGATCGAATTACCATGCGTTGACTGAATTCCGGTGCAGCCGTGAGTGGTCAGTGTGTGGATGGGTGCGACACGAGGGTGGAAGCTTCGGCGTCAATTTGCTCGGCGGACTGGGGCGAGCAGCAGACGTGACAAATGATTATCTACTGTACATGTCTGCAGCTAACACTGCGAATATGTGGGGCAACCAGTCTACCATAGTTTTCACGGCAGCCACGACGATCACCACAACGGACAGTTTCGCTCTGAACACGTGGCAGCACTTTTGCTGGCGTGTTCTGCCAGCATCAGTGGAATTCTATTTGCAGGGAAAATATCAAGGTATGTCAGCGGGCTGGCCTGGCGTTGTGCGGATGGGGCAAATTGGAGCACGCAACGGGGCTGTAGGTTGGGTTGGTAAGGTTTCCGATTTGGTGTTTTGGAATCGACCAATTTCGCCCGCTGAAATTTCACTGCATTATCACGTTGGCCGTGGTGGCATGTATCAACGCAGACGGCGGACGCTGCGACGGGTTGGGGTTGAGCAGGGTGCAGCAGGGGCACGACGGCGACGAATCTTAACGGGAATGGTCTGACATGTTTCTGAAACAAAGCACGTCCGCTGTTGTGCTCGTGGGTCCGGTGCTGGATGCGTCTGGCGTGGCTGTGACCACAGCCGTCATCGGCGATTTTACCCTGACCAAAAACGGCACGTCTGCGGCGATGTCGGGCAACACAATCAGCCACAGCCATAACGGGCACTACGCGATCACGTTGACCACGGGAAACACGGACACGATTGGACGGTTGACGATATCGGTGAACAACACGGCACAGGCTATGCCGGTGTTTCGCTGGGATATCTGCCAGCCTACGGTTTACGATGCACTGTTCACGAACGCAGTAAACACCACAGGCGGGCTTCCGGCGGCGACTGCGGCAATCACTGCATTGGCCGGGTCTGTCTCAACGTATGCGGGCGGAGACACTGCAGGGACGACCACACTACTGACGCGGCTTCCGAGTGCGATCACCCTGACTGCCGGACGAGTCACAGCAAATACTGATCAATGGGGCGGTGTGGCAGTTACGGGTATGCCACTGCCTACAGGCAGCTACACGGCACCACCGACATCGGCAGCCATTGCAGATGCGGTCTGGGATGAGGCATACAGCGGGCACACGACAGCGGGGACGTTTGGCAAGCTGATGGATACGTTGAGGAAGTCCAACACGGTCATCGAGGGCACGATTCAGGCCAGCCCGACGCCTACGACGACCGTGTTCCGAATCTCGGGCGCAGACTATCCGACAGGGGCCTTGATTGGGTCTGTGCTGTGGATGAACAGCGGAGCCAGTCAGGAGCAGAACAGCCCGATTGTGAACACGGTGAACAACGGCGACGGCACAATCACAGTGACGCTGGAAAATGCACTGGTTACGGCACCGAGTGCAGGGGATACGGTGCTGATTGATCCAACGTCGCACGTCCATTCGGTGGCAGAGATCCAGAGCGGATTGGCAACAGCAGCGAATCTGCTGATTGCAATTGATCGGGTCAGTTATTGCTTGAGTGCACTGGCAGGCAACTGCAGCACGGCACAAACGGCGACTGAAACCTATGTGCTGTCGATCGGGGGCAACACCTACACGGCAGCCTACAGCGGGCTGGATGGATCGGGCAACAGGTCAACCACAACACTGACGAAGGCATGACATGAGCAGCGGTCGATTCATCATGCGGGGATTTGCCAGCCAGGGTTACAGGGCTGCGGGCAGGGCATTGGCAAACGGTGGGGCAGGGCCGATACCTGTGGAGGAACTGACCACACGGCTGATGATCGTGGGCACGAGTCGGCAACGACTGGCGATTGACGGAACATCGGGCGAGCGGATGAGTGTGCGAGGAATAAGCGGCAAACGATTGGCACTGACAGGGGCGAGCGAATGACACAGCAGATACACAGGCGGAGAGTCGGGGATACCAGAACTGTGTTGCCGGTTACACTGCAGCAGCCGGACTCTGCGGGCGTATTGCAGGTTGTAAACCTCACAGGGTTGAGCGTGCAGTTCAAGATGCTGAACGCAGCCACAGGGGCCGCAGAAGTTGCCCTGACATCCACAGGGGTGACGGTGACCACAGCGGCGACAGGACAGGTGCAGTATGATTTCAGCGCGGCAGGGGTGGATACTGCAGGAATCTACTGGGGAACATTCGTGGTCACGCAATCGAGCGAGACTGATTCATTTCCGGTCAGGACGCAGGATCTGAAGATCTGCATTGACAGCGACACACAGACGGCGGAAGAGGCGTATCAGGCGGCACTGGGGTGAGGTGGCACACTGCCAAACCGGCAGAATTCCCAAAAGTGAGAAGGGTCCTTCCCCCGCAGGGGGTGGGGATACCTCGCTCGATTTGCCCATGATTTCAGTTTGTTTTGTTTGACGGTCCGGGTTGGAACGTTTTGGGGTGGGGGAGTTATGGCAAAGAAAACGCAACCAGAGGCCCCAGAAGGCCCGCAGACGCGAACCGTTCAGCAGGTCGAGCAAATACCTGTCTCGGACCTGATACCCTACGCACGCAACGCCAGAACGCATTCAGAGCAGCAGGTAGCACAGATTGCCGGCAGCATTCAGGAGTTCGGTTTCAACAATCCGGTCCTGATTGACGCACACAACAGCATCATCGCCGGTCATGGGCGAGTCATGGCGGCGAACCTACTGAAGCTGGAAACAGTCCCCTGCATACGTCTCACGCATCTCAGCGACGCCCAACGCCGCGCGTACATCCTGGCGGACAACCGTATCGCCCTGAATTCCGGCTGGGATACAGAGATGCTGGCCAACGAACTGAGCGACCTGCACGCGGACGATTTGGATTTGGGGCTGTTGGGGTTTGACGCGCTGGAGCTGGAAAAGCTGCTGCACATGGAAGCCGGACCGCAGGAGCCACCAGAAAGCAGCGCGGAAGAAATCAATCCAGACGAATTTGCAATGGAATGCAAATGCCCGAGGTGTCACTTTGAATTCAATCCAAAAGCCTGATTGTGCATGGTCTCTAAAAGACCTTGCCGAAGTCCCGCAAAACGGACTGACTGTAATGAGCACATTTGCCTGCGGCGGCGGTTCGTCAATGGGATACAAGCGAGCCGGTTGCACGATTGCAGCTGCGAACGATATTGATCCTGAAATGGCCTGGCACTACCAGCACAATTTGCACCCTC